GGTCAACAAGTATGGCAGAAACCAGTTCGCACTGACATGAAGGCAAATCAAAATTTTAACTTAGGATTATCTGCTACTCTCTCCATACCACTGAATAGAAAATTGCAAAGGCAATGTCATGAAGCTGCACAAGCACAGATTGATATGAATACTCAATTGGTTGCTAACAAAAGATTAGACTTTGAATTAGCTCGTCTAAAAAACTGTGGTGATTTAAAGCAAAAGGGTATTATGTTCCACCCTCGTTCTCCTTATGCTTCCATATGTGCAGACGTTATAGTAACTCAAGCAAGACCTGGTTCACTTCCAGATCATACACACCAGTTAGGATCACCATCCCAAGAAGTTACTTCTGACGATTCAGTGCCTTCTTCAGAGTCCGAATCGCAGAATTCCGATCTCTCTGCTGCTCTTGACGTTGAGCAACGGAAAGGACTGGATCAGATTTTCCAAGGACTTTCTTTACCTTGGCAGAAATCTTCTTCACAAGAGGCTTTATCACCTTCAGAAGTAAATCCGCTAGGGGTTTGGCAAGTAGGGCAGAGCTCGTCGCAACAACAGCAATCGTCGCAGTCGTCGTCACAATCTGAGGACTAGGTAGATACTTCTCTACAAAACCTACATCCTCATACAAAGTAATACATATAGTCTTATCAGCATTCCATTCATGTCCTGAGACCTTTTCGTTTCCGCTTGTGGTGTAATCACCTACTCGTAGATCATTAGGACCAGGACAATCTTTTTCTGTTTCCACGCCACCAGTAGGAGGTATCTCAGGTGATGGTGCTTCAAAATCAGGTGGTTCTGGTACATCAGACTTCACACCATCTGGTTCAGGTTCTTCTGGAACAACAGTAGTCCATGTAAGTCCTTGTGATTGATAATCAACTGGTTGAAATGACGGCATACCAGAATCACATAAAGTGGTATTACCTTTAGGGTCATCATTGACCAGCATTTTATTTTTTGATCTCTGCTTTACATTCTCCTTGTGAACAGTAACACAACCAGGCATATCAACGATTGGTTTACCTATATTAACTACAACAGGAACATCAACAGGAACTGCTTGAGGTGGTTCATTCATCCATACACGAGTCTCTGGAATATCTAAATCCCTTACATTTGCCATATACACATTAATATTACGAACCCCTCTAATACCTACGTTGGGTATAGTTGGATTTGTAGTATTAATATAAGGAATCATTTAATCTTTCCAACCACCTGCTTTCAACCAGTTATTGTAGTGTGGGTTGTTCCAACTATCACTAATCTCATATGAAGGAATAACAACCTCTTGGATGTATCTCCTATTTTCTTCTACAAGTTTAACCTTATGATCTATCTGAGCACCCCACCATACAGCTGCACCTAACTGTGCTGCTAGAAATGTAAGCACTGGTATTGGAATGTTTTTCATGTTACCTCTGAGGAACGTTAGTTCTATAATCCAACTCTGGTGCTTTCGTCGTAGGAACCACAGCACCAGTTTGTGTAGGAATTAATTGTTGAATTCTTGAATCTATATATGGTTGTAATTCTGCCATCACTCTTTCAACTGTGGCATCTCTGCGTTTCTCTGGTCCTTTATTAACCTTATCCATTACTTGATTGCCACCAACGACGCTACTAGTCCCTACAGCAAGAACAGTTGCTCCTGTAACTAATGTATCTTTAAGTTCCATTAGATCAATTCTTCTAATTTATATAGACTTACTAATTCTAGACCTGCATCTTTCATAGCAGTATCAGCTTCACCTGTTTTACATTTATCACATATCTCTTGGCGATCTACGATTGCTACCACTCTATCGACCACATATCCAGCATCTCTTAGTTTCTTTGCTGCCTTAATCGCAGACCCTCCTGTGGTAATTACATCCTCCAATACTGTTACCTTAGATCCTTCCAACGGTAAAGGGCCTTCAATCCATGCACCTGTGCCATATCCTTTTGGTTCTTTGCGAACTATCAAACCATTCAAATCAGGAGCCCATAAACACCCCTCAGATGCCATAGCAACACCAGTTACTAAAGGATCTGCACCCAAAGTGAGACCACCAACAGCAACGACATCAGAACTTATGCATTCTAACATCAAAGTGCTTACTAAATTGATACCTTGAGCACTTAACGTAACTGGTTTACAATTAACATAGTGCTCACTTTTCTTACCAGAGGAAAGTTTAAAGTCCCCTTTCCTATAAGCATGTTCTTTTAAAAGTTTTAATAATTCTTCTTTCATGATTCGTTACTCAACCAGTGTCCCAAACGAACGCCTAATTTCACGTAACTCCTCAAAATTTTTCTGTTTAGTGCCACCATCATATGCCCACGCATAACCCTCCGTAATCATTTGTTCGTTTAAGGAAATAGTATCATCGCCAACATAGAGCCAACCAAGAAGCCTACCATACTTCCCAGTGCCACCCTTAAGTTCAGTTCTAATAATGAGTTCTTCATCACCTGCAATAGTATCCTCTAGTTGTTTCTTCATCCAATAAGTAGCATCAAGTCCTAATGCTTTCTCTTCCAGATCTCTAGTTCTTTTCTCTGGAGTATCAACTCCCGCAATCCTTACCCGTTCTTTCTTGTATAAATCGAATCCAAGATCGATGGTCACATCTATCGTGTCCCCGTCCACCACTTTGTCTATCTTCACCACTCGGAAATTGTAACAACTCTTCCTTGACGGTGGAACCATCGCTCCCATAATCGATCTCCAAATCTTCTAGTGCATTATTTATAGATTCTTGTGCGGGAGTTCTGGTTTGCTCACTTTGATGATTTCTCATCTCCTGAATCCATGCGTTGGGATTCATGGGAGATGTGACTATGAACATTGTCGTTAGGATACCATTCATCATATTTGAAAATCCAGTATATACTAACACTTACTAAAACTAATAGCAATCCTACCATAATATTTATTGACCATACAACGTCACCCTGCATAAACTTCGCCTATTTCCCAACACTCTATACCTTCATCTTTAATAATATTCATGGTAAGATCAACACGATTAGCAGGAACAATCACACAATAGCCTATACCTAAATTAAATACTCGTTTCATTTCCAACTCATCCATATTACCCTGACGTTGAATCTCTAAAAAGATCTCTGGTACACTCCATGCATTCCAATCTATATGTGCTTTCAATCCTTTAGGTAAACAACGTGGTAAGTTCTCTGGAATACCACCACCTGTGATATGAGCCATACCATAGATATCATCCACGTTTTCTAATAGTTTCTTTACAACAGGGGCATAGATTGTAGTGGGTGTAAGTAACTCAGGATGATTGCAATAATTTAACTTAAGTCTACGAGCCAAATAATTAACAATACTATATCCATTACTATGGAGTCCACTACTTGCTAGTCCAATAATCCTATCACTTGGTTTGATACTCTTTCCATCTATAATTTTTTTCTTCTCTACTATACCTGTACAAAATCCAGCAAGGTCAATCTTCATCTGATAATGAGGATGTTCAGCAGTCTCTCCACCCAACAGTTGCATACCTGCTATCTCACATCCTTTAAGGATACCCACCATGATATCTGCAACATTATCGTCCAACTTCTTAGTAGAAATATAATCTAAGAAGTATAATGGACTAGCACCACAGGTGATTATATCATTGACACACATAGCAACAAGATCTATACCAATAGTTGTATAGTCACCAGCAGCTTGTGCGATATCAATCTTAGTTCCTACACCATCAGTTCCAGATACCAGAACAGGTTCCTCGTATCCTACAGGAACATTAAACATACCACCAAATCCACCAACTTTAGGAACTTTTCTTTTAAGTTCTTCTACAAATTTATTGCCAGCATCTATATCAACACCAGCAGTTTTATAATCTAATACAATACCTTCTTTTTTAAAATCAAGAGGTGCAAAATCATCAGTCACGTTGTCTCCAGTCATCAGATCTTTCATTATGAAACCAGTCTACCACATCTTGCGGATCTCCGAAACCCCTACGATGATGAGTTGAGTCGGGGTCTCCAATGTTCAACTCATTCAGAAAAGAATCAGTAGGGTCTGTATTCATTCTTCTTGCAGTGTTTAACATACCTCTTGCTGCGGTATTTGCCTTAGATAATTTTTCGGCCCAAATCATATCTTCTAAACTAACTTCTGTTCCTGAAGCAATATCTTTACAGATTGCTTCTAACCTCAACCTATATTGAGTAGAAAGCATAAGGTTCACATATGTTTGCAATTATTTATGTTTATACATTAAGTATATGCTTGAGCTGCAAGACTAACTGATAAACTTAAAGATACTGCCATGATGGTGAGTCGGCTCATCCACCACATTATTTCATGTTTCATAATCAATGTCCCATAGGTATTCCTGATGCCATAATATCAGAAATCTTTTTTACTTCTTCTGTTACGCAATAGTCAACAAAATGAGGATGCTCCTTTAATGCAGGAACATCCTCTTTGGATTTCTGTATTGCTTCATATGCGTCTACTGCATACTCACATATCTCATGATGCTTATGTTGTAAGTCGTGATAACCTACGGTGTAATGCTTTTGTTGCGTCAGGGGCATGATTTTTCAATCCCGTACTAACATATTTATAGCACAGGTTGAGTAATTTTGCTTAGTTCAGTGTGGACTCCAACACTCTGTTAGAGAACCTGCACAACTCCATAACAATCGGGTATCTCATGCATCAATTTGCTTTCTATACCCTGCTTCAAAGTCATAACACTCATAGCACATGTCTCACATGCACCACCCAATCTAACTTTAACAAAATTAGTTTCATGTTCTATCTCAACAAACTGAAGGGATCCACCATCAGCTTCAATATAAGGAACAAGTTCTTCTAGAACTTTAATTACATTCTCTTCGGTTAATTCCATTAAAGTAAAATTACTCCTATGATCAATCCTTTTCCGAATGCAAGGCAAAGCATTTGATAATCAGTCAAGTTAAACTTGTCCTGAATTTTCTTTGCCATTTTCTTATCCCATTCTTTTACATGGTATAAAGCATGAATCACAGGATTCATTTTATCGTGATCGTTACAAGACATTTTTTAAAGTTGATAAGGTTTTTCGTCAGTAGTTATCTTAATAGGTGCTTGCTCAATTCTAATTGTCTGAGTAGGACCAGTCTGAGATGCCTTTTCAATTAACAACTCAAGATCTTTCTTACTGATACCACCACCATTTCCCCCACCATTACCATTACCATTGCCATTCATTTTCATAGTGCCATCACCTTTCTTAGATGCGGTCTGGATTCCAAAGCTAGCCAGAACTCCTGTAAAAACTGAAGCTATAAATGTCGGATCTATTTTCTGTTGAGGGACACCTGGAATAGCTACGTAATTTAAAGTCAAAATTCCACCCGACCAGGCAAGAACGGCTATTCTGACAGCTGTACTAATGATTGCTGCTTGTTCTTCAGCATCTGGTAGTATGGCAGACTTTACTTTACCGAAGAGACCTTTCTTCTTTGGTTCTTCATGATGTTCTTCTTCTACTACTACTTCTTCTTTTACTTCATCTGCCATAATAGTCAAGCAACTATCTTATTTAGAAAGTAGGAACTCCTAAACCACCAGACGGTACAGGTGCATTTGCAGAATCACTAGGAGCAGCAAGATCAGGAGCACCGATAGGAAGATCCCCTCCTAGTCCACCACCTAAAGACCCAGTAACTGCTTCAATAGCTTGAGACTTGATGCTATCAACAATCGAATCTCTGTTGACATATACAAATACGCCACTAGCGACAACGGCAGCAGATACAATACCAGACGCAATAGCAAGGACATTTACAATTTTTTGCATTGTATTACAGTAAGTAAGTTATTTATTATAATACGCATCGTAATATTTGACAACCCCTCCCGAAATCTTATGACCCTTACTTATCCATTCATCGGCACATTCATATATTGATTTATTTGAATACTCTCCTTTACCAAACTCTTTGAACAGAATCATTAAGACTTGTTGGCGAAGAGTCATTTGCTCTTCTGTTAGTGTGTCAGTCATTCTCCTTTTTTCTCCTGTTCTTTGATCTGTTTTTTAATCATCTTAGCATAATAAATATCTTTTTCAGTATACCAATCAGGATGTTTCTTGGCAAGTTTTAATAATTTTTTTGCTGCTTTCTTATCTTTCATTAATCATCCATCATGTAAGCCATCATAGTCATAAACATGGTAGTTGTCATTACAACCCCGACTACTACCATGAATACCATTTGATAAATTTCTGCAAAGTTAATCATATTAAACCTAGTGAACCTGCTGTGAAACCTACTCCACAAAAGAATGCGAATTCCAAAATGCCATGTGCTGACGGTGGAATTTCTAAAAATTTTGATTTTAAACGAGTCATTTAAGCTTGTGCTCCTCAGCTATAGGGTTAATTAAAAACGAATGATAATCCGTTTGTATACGCTGTTGCTGCTACTGCTGCAACGAAAATTAGTTGATACATGCTTGTAGAATTAAGATAAGTACTCCGACCATTGCGAGACGGCCATTCCAACGTTCTGCATATCTCCAATAATGATGCGAATAATCAATCATGATCCTGCTGGTGCGTATGCTGGAGTCATTTCTTCTTTAAAGATTCTGATTCCTTTACCACCCTCATCATCATCATCGTCATCAACACCACGTAGAAACAATTCTAATCCAACTAACAGTACCATTGGATAAAATATCCATAGAACTGCTTTCCAGATTGGGAATGTATCGACTGCGGTTTGAAATTCGCTCATTTATTTTGATATGCTAATATTGTACGAGTAAGTATTTAGTTATGTAAAGTTTTAGACTAGGTAATAATACCAATCAAAGAACCTGCTGTAGCAGAAACTGCTATCCAAGGTAAGTTTATTACCACGAACAGTTTCATTAGATCAGTTCGCTTGATCGTAAATAACCTACAAGACATTATACAAAACCTGGTATGATTTGACCTGAGAATGAGTAGGACACGATGAGTGCTCCACATCCAACGATGGCTGCTATGCCATTCCATTTTTCAGCGATAGAAAAATCTACCTTGTCTTCTGTTTGTGTTTTTGTTTGCTTTGTCATTAGATGATACCAGGAATAAGGTTGCCAGTTGTTGCGTATGATGCACAGAGTACAATGAATCCAATCATTGCTGCACGTCCGTTTGCTTTGAGGAAGATTTGTTTGTTATTCATTAGAAGATACCTGGAATGATTTGTCCTGTGGTTGCATAAGCACCGAGTGCTGCGACGAAGCCTAGCATCGCCATCCAACCGTTAAATTTTTCTGCTTCTGGTGTCATTGTTCTTAGATTTGTAATAGGAATAGAGCTTAAAGAGACCTGTTAAGTCAAAAGATGCCTGGTATTACCCAGCCTGTGAAACCGTAATTAACTACGGCAGCGAAGAAACCCATCATCGCCATGCGACCATTGAGTTGTTCTGCGTTTTTCCAATAGTTCATTAGACGTATGCAATAGTTGGTGAATAAACAACTGCCATTGCAATTGTACCTATCAATAGGGTTTGGATCATGGTTTTCATATCAACTCCTGAAGGGTGAATTTGAATATGCTTTATTAACTGTATAAAGCGTGAATAGTGCTACCGCAATACCAGCAAATCCTAGAAGAAGGATTGGTGATGCTGGAATATCATATGTCGGAATGGTAGTCATTAAAATACACCTGGAATGATTTGACCAGTAGTGATATACGCACCTAGTAGTGCCACGATACCTATCATAGCCCAACGACCATTGGTTTTCTCTGCGTTTTCAGGATAACCTTCATAGTTGTCGTTCTGATCAACCCAAGGTGCTACTTCTGCACCAAACATGTTTTGCTTGCCGTATTCGGTAGTTGTATACTTGTCGGCAGTTGAAGAAGTCATTTGAAGTCTTTTGTTAAGTAACGTAACAATATTATATAGTAAAGATAAAGACTTGTAAAGAATCTTTACATTAGTGATACCCGAACAATAAAAAGGGGGTCTAATGACCCCCATTACTATACCTTATGTAAACTAATGTAAATGGTAGTGTTAACTACACTATTCTACCTCTTCCACACATGCATCACTAAATGACTCTGCTAGATCTCCACCGATCTCTGCACCTTCATTCATGCCGATCATCGAAGCAGCACCAGCCAAAACCCAACCAACGAAAGGAACAGAGGAGAGACCAGAACCAACAGAAGCACCAACGCTCCCACCGACCATCCTACCTGTTCCTTCTCCACTACCTCGTGCTTTGATACACTCAATGGTCTTGGCACTAATCTTCTTTTCGCCTTCACCTGTCAACCCTGATGGATCTATCCATGCAGACCTAGTAGAAACAGGACCGTCATGATGCTCTGCCCCGTCCATTGTATATTGCTTTACAATTTGAGTAGGTTGACCTTTACTAAACAATCCACCTTTGCCAGGTATAGTTTGAGTGGTAGCCATAACTAAAGGATCATTTGCTCTATAGTTAATAGCATATCCTTCTTCATTAGCTTGAACACTATAAGAAGTATACTCACTCACAGGAATGTTGAGTTGAGGGAACTTACTCTCTGGTTTTCGATTAGCAATGATACCAATCATACCTAGATGCGAAAGACCAAGTAGACCACCTAATCCGATGGCAAACAACTTTGTCTTGCTTATATTTTTAATTTCCATTTGCAGACATAACAACTGTATATGTATATAGTAAATTAATAATCATCATCATATCCTCCTGTGTTACTTTCTACCCACTCAGCATTGTTTTTACAATAAGCATCAGCATCTATCTCCATTCTCCAATGAGTAAGAGTATGAAGAGTCTGTATCATTACCACCATAAACATAAGCATCACTGGACCACACCAGAGTGGATGCATTAGTATATCCTCTGTTTTTTTCATGTAAATTATTAGTGTGGTGGTTTCCTATAGCCGCTACTCCTGAAACCACCAAAGGGGAGCACCGCAGTCAGAGGTAGCGAAGCCTTGACTTCAATAATATAGCATAAAAAAAGACCCCTGTAAAGGGGTCTTGATCCATCTCGAACTCATTTCTATTTAGAGTTCTTCAGTTGTTACTGATTCAGTAACTGTATCCTTTCAGAATACGAACTTAGCACCGATCTTACCACCGTAGTTGATAACGTCGTCGTTATTCTTCTCAGCAGAGATACCAGAGATCTCACCATATACAGATAGATCTTCGTTGATTGCTACAGAAGCACCTGCCTTACCAGAGAACTCAGTCTCAGTATCGTCAGTTGACTCAGTATGAACGAATGCTGGACCACCTTGTATGTAGTATGCTACCTTACCTTCGCTTGTTGTTCCGTCGAAACCTACAGCAACGTCTGTAGTAGCACCTGTGTAATCTCCATCAGGATATGAACCGTTTGCTTCTACATTCACATAAGGACCAGCAAAAGCAGCTGAAGAAAGTAGAAATGGTGCAGCAAATGCAGCTGCGATTGTTGATTTGATTGACATGATTGTTTTTATTTGTCTCGCATGGGCATTAAAAAACCCTGCGGATGATAGCATCCCCGACATGGGATACTGTACATTAACACAGGGGTACGATCTTTCGATTCCTTTGTATAATATTTATTTATATTAACAGATGTTTGTGATATTGTCAAGCAGGTTGTGGAGGTGTAGAAGGTTCGGTTATACGTCCCAAATAAGGATCATAATCCATGTATTCTTTGATATCAACATTTGATCCGTTAGTTAACCAGAAATTATATTGAGCCTCATAGTTCTTAGTATGGAAAGCATCTATATGCACTGGATGAATAGAAGACCCTAATTCAGTTTTGTATAAGAGAAGGGGAATAGCAAAAGTATTACCAGAATTATAAATCAAATCATCTGCAACAGGTCTCGGTTTACATCCATTGTCAAGTTTATACTTTTGTTCTCCTGTATATCCTCCTCTACAATGAAGTCTTACTAACTTTTCTGCATGGTGTCTACTAATAATATAACAAGCAGTGGAGAAATCATTTACAAATCTCTTATGCAATCTAACATGTATATCTCCTGTACATATGATTGCTATCTGAATAACATCATAATCATATGGAGCATGGGCCATGAAATCATCCCATGTAAAGTTCCAGAACTTTGCCATCTCTAGATTACAATCATCTTCCATGATGACTGCATAAGGAGAGTCACTATTATCTAAGTAATGCTTGATTGCATTAAGATGAGAAGTAGTACATCCTATCTCACCACCAGACATATTAGTAGGATAAGTTCCCGTAAGGATATCACTTAGATCATCTTCTCTTCCATCATAAGCAGATATGCGTGTGTAATCTGTTATCTCCCAATATTTAAATTGGTCTTCCATATATTGTCTTCTTTCTGGTTGCCCATCAAGATTTAAGTAATAAATGGGCCCAAAGTTCTTCAACTTGTAGACAGATTTATTCTTATCAAATATTGCTGGATCCATTAGAATTTAATTGGGTAAACATCATCATCAGGTTCTCCAAACTTAATAGTGTCTGGATACTTATCGAACAGATCATCACTAATCATATCCATTATAGCATCATTATCATTGATGTAAACTGTATATCCATCATCCAACAAATCAATACAGAGTCTATACTGTTGACTCTCTGTAAGTATATCAGTTCCTTTCTTATAAGAAACATAATCAAAATAGAAAGGAAAATTTTGTGGATTCCTATAAACAAAATAATCTTTTAGGAAAGTAGCATGATCATTATTAAAATTATCAGTGGTGTCACCTAGATTATAATCAAGACCAAGTTTCTTTGCATAAGAGGCAAAAGCACGATTGTCTCTAGGCAAACAAGGGCCACCAAATCCAAATCCAAAGTTCAAATACTTTCTACCTACTCTACTATCATCACCAATCGCACCGAGAACTGTAGGGATCTCCTCTTCCATACCAGACAATGCCATAACCTGACCAACCATATTTGCATAACTGATCTTGGTAGTAAGGAAACAATTAACAGCAAGTTTTACAAGTTCAGCAGCATTTGTAGACATGATACTGATCTTAGGTGGAGTCTCTTGAATCCTATTATAGATCTCACATAACTGATCATAAGTTTCATTTCTCTTACCACCAATCAAAACCATATCAGCTCTTCTAAGATCCTTAATGATTGATCCTTGTGCAATAAACTCTGGATTATAGAATACATCTACACCAAACTTATCCAATTCATTTTGAAATTGTTCACAGTCACCTGGATTTGTGGTGCATCCTACTACAAATGCTTTACCTTGTACTTTTTTTACTTTCTTAATATCCTGAACCACATCCCATACAGCACTTACGTCATAACTACCATCCCTTTTAGATGGAGTTGCAACAAGAGTATAGATGATGTCACATTCTCTAATAACTTTATTATTACTACTCGTGGCAGAAAGTCTAGGAGATGTTGACAGTAATTTAGAAACCTCTGGTTCATTAGTACTAATAAATTTATTACGGAGATTTTTTACATAATCCTCCCTAACATCAGATACTAATACATCATATCCTGCTTGTTCACATAGGAGAGCAAAGCAAATACCTAGTCTCCCTGCACCGATAACTCCAATTTTCATAGTTTAAATGTGGGGATAGGTTGCATCTTGTGCTTGTTTTGATTGTTAAATTTATATAGAATATCAATAGCCTTTCCTTCTCCCTTTTCCATTGCCTCTTCTAACTCTTCATAAGTAGCACCAATCTGATCTTCATCAGTTCTACCATCATCCCATAAACCATCAGTTGGTTTTGCATCAACGATCTGTGGAATTACTCCAAGGTATCCTCCAAGTTCTCTGACTTCTGTTTTGTAGAGGTCAGCAATGGGAGCAATGTCAACACCACCGTCACCATACTTAGTATAAAAACCGATTCCATAATCCTCCACTTTGTTTCCTGTGCCGATCACAATACCTTTTTTAGATCCTGCAATCTGATATAACGTTACCATTCTAATACGTGATTTGGTATTGGCAAGAGTAAGTTCATCAGATGTAAATTCTTTCTTATCAAAGTGTTGAGCCTCAGACCACCAGTTTATAGAATGAAGTAAGGAATCATATACACTGGAAAGTTCTACCTCAACTCTGGTCACATTCTCATACTTCTCTGCTAAATGTTTAGTATAGATATCAGATAATCTAGTATTCTGATGTGTAGAATTCAATGGGAGTGCTACAACATAAGTAGGAAGACCTGTCTCAGCACATAGAGTGGACACCACCGCAGAATCAATACCACCTGACACACCAACAACTAGTGATTGAAGACCACTCTGAGTATGATAGTCTTTAATCCAATTAACTATTCTTACTTTTAATTCTTGATAATCAGTAATTCGGTTCATAATACAATCCAATTAGGGCAATAAAGGTCTTTGGTATCTTTGTTTGCATAGTCAGGGCCAAACCACATCTTAGGTGCAATGACTTTCTTATTAGGGTTGGTCTGTAACCATGCACCCCACCAACTCATAGAACTATTTGCAATTATAGCATGAGAACACAGACTCATCAAGCATAGGTCAGCATATGGTGTAAAAGATCCATCGGCATATTTATCTTGTGGTTCAGAGAGCAAAAATCTATCACCAGCAAAAAACTCTTGCTCCTTTACCCAATCAATAGAGT